CCAAGTTTAATTTTATCACTGTCACCCATGTTAAGATGAGTAGCTAAAGTTGTTTCACCTGTTACTCCAAGAGTTCCCCCTGCTGTGACATTACCACTAAAGTCACCTGTAGTTGTATCAACAGCAGTTGCAATTATATCGGCAGGTTCTTTTCCTACGTACGGCATTTTACGTTATCTCCATAATTGATACTGCGATGTCAGTCGCACCTGTTGATGTTAGCTTGAGTTCATCAGTTGCTTCCATAACTATTTTATTACCTGAAAGCAGTTCAAGTGATGAACCCACAGGTATGGGAGCATTAGTAATTAACTCAACGTCTTGGTTATCTTCGTTGTTTGCACCTGCTCTGTTTGATGTGTTTGAACTTAAAGTAACTGTGGCAGTAACTTGACTCGTTGTTGTATTACCGAGCATAATTCCTAGTACAACTGTTGTTGTAGAAGGTGAGCTTGCTACGGTATAAATGGTATCCACAGATGTTATTCCTGCTTTAGTTACTAGTTTAAATGTATTTGCCATTTCTTTTTCCTTATGTTAACCGAGTGCGATTGCAAGTGCAGTTGCACTATCGTCTGTCAATGTTGTTAAAACACTAACATCCATTCTTTTTATTGTTCCTGCATCGCTCACTAGTAATTCATCTGTTGTTGCAAGACCTGAAGCTAGTTCAGTCTGCCCTGATATCACATTATCGTTTATGTGTTCGCTTTCAACTGCGTTATCTGCAATCTTAGCTTCTGTGATTGCGTCTGCAGCTATCTTCGCAGTCGTGATTTGTGAATCAGCTATGTGTGCAGTATCTATTGAGCCATCTGTGTAGTGTTCGGAGTTTATAGCATCGTCTGCTATTTTAGCACCAGTAATAGCGTCTGCTGCTATCTTAGCAGTTGTGACCTGTAAATCACCTATGTGTGCAGTGTCTATTGAGCCATCTGTATAATGTTCAGAGTTTATGGCATCGTCTGCTATCTTTGCACCTGTAATGGCATCTGCAGCTATTTTAGCAGTTGTTACTTGTAAATCACCTAGATGTGCAGTGTCTATTGAACCGTCTGTGTAGTGTTCAGAATCTATAGCGTCATCTGCTATCTTAGCACCAGTGACAGCATCCGCTGCTAATTCAGCAGTTACAACACCACCATCTTTAATTGTCACTGCTCCACTAGATACTGCAAAGTTATCAGAACTGAATGAAGCTACACCTTTGTTAGATGTAGTTGCATCTTCTCCTGCTATTGTAACAGTGTTGCCTGTAGCTGAAGTATCAATGCCCTCTCCACCTGCTATAGTAAAAGTTTCACTATCTAGGTCAATAGCTATTGTGCCACTATCTGACGTAACGTCTAAATCTTCTGCAGTTATTTGTGTATCAACATAATCTTTTACTGCAGCAGAAGTTGGGATAGTTGTGTCATTATCATTAGATCCTATACCTTCAGACTCTAAAACAATCGCTGATGCTTTAAAATTATCTACTTCAATGTTTGAAACTGTATTGTTATCTACATCGATTGTTTTGTTTGTTAATGATTGTGAACCTGTTAACGTAGCCACAGTGGAGTCTATAGCAAAGGTAACAGCATTGCCACTACCACTTGTATCAATACCTGTGCCACCTGTAAATGTCAAAGTTTCACTGTCTAAGTCAATACTTAAAGCACCACCACTATCAGCTTGAAAATCTAAATCTTCGGCAGTTAATTGAGTATCAACATAAGCCTTTACAGATTGTTGTGTTGGTACAAGAGTGGCACTATTAGATGACATATCATCTTCGTCAACAAATGCTGTAATCGTTATGCTACCATCTGATAAGCTACCATACGTAAGTGTGCCTGATACATCTGCATTACCATTTATGTCTATGGTAGTGGCTGCAATCTGTATTTCTGTATCTGCTACGAGGTCGAGTTGTCCGTCCGTAGTGGAACTGATGTGTATAGCTGTGTCTCTGAATTGTATCTTTTCTGAAGAAGCAATAAGTATGTCGTCACTAAATTCAAAATAATCCTCATCTTCCATCCATTTAAGGACACCATCGTTACTTTCACCATCAAAAGTAACAGTTATATCTGTACCTGCAGTGCCATCTCCTAATATAAGAGATGTGCCAAGCAGTTTTGTTATAGGCCCACCCTCACCTGTAGTTCCATCGTGAGTGTGACCTGAACTGGCTGCAAACGCAGCAAGTAATTGATCAAATTCATTATTGGTATCTGACGCTTGTATTACGTCTCCATCACTGTATGATGACTGTCTTGTATACGTTGCTCCCATTAACGTCTAGCTCCTAATTGATATTCCAACTGAAAACCCTTTAGTGAATATGGGTCAGTTGTACCTCCATCGTTTACTCTTAGTGCTACTGCAAATCCTGAACCTTCTACAGGTTGTCGTACTAACGGTTGTGCAGTACCACCGTAAGTGGGTGTGCCATAAACTGACGTTCCATATATACCTGCTATATCTGTAGAATCTAACGGATAAGCTGCAGGTCTAAGTGAGTCAGAAGATTCGTAATCATACCTAACAAAAAGATCTGCATCTATTACTGACTCAGGTTTGTAGTTTACAATAACTCTTTGCATGTGTTTTCTTATACCGGGGTCGTTCATTGTTAAGTCAGGACTGCGATATGTTCCGTTTATAGCTGTGCCATCAAATGTTGATCCTTCTTCTTGTCTGTATACAAAGCCATCAAACCCACCGTGAAGAACAAGAATATCACCAACAAGTATAAACGTGTCGGTGGCTGCAGGCTTAATACCTTTTATTTTTGAAAATTCGTATGCTTGTTGGCCGCCCTGTTGTCCTTTTAAAACACATATTAAACCTTCTGTTTTTGATTCTAATGCTCCTGCTTTTGAAAAAAATAAACGATATTGAGTTTTCTCTGGTATAACGATTGACTCAAAAACAGATGCGTCTGTTATGTTGTCGTCAAATACAGATTGCACATTTGAACTTATTGTTCCTAATTCAACGTCACCGATTCTTGCAGTACCTGCGACTGTTCGTAATCCGTCAGGACCTAAGAATATTAAGTCACCTGCAAATTCTTGAATGGTCTTTCCATTTATGCAACCTATGTCTCTTGTTACAGCCGATACTGCAAAATCTGAACTAGAACTACCTGACAGTTTAAATATTCTGTTTTCACAAAATATAAATAAATTTTCACGGAATACTTTAAGTCCGACTACCGTATCATCAACTTTTATACTTCCTGCACCAGACCCACTGCTAAACGCATCTTCGTCAAATGGTTGACTAAAAACAACTTCTTGAGGTGTGCTAGACATGCCTGCATAAAACATGTGTTCTTTAAATGATGCAACTATGCTTGCACCTTCTACGCTACTTGCTGTAACATCCGTTGCACTAAGAGATGTGTTAAAAACTGTTGGATCGTTTGTGCCGTCTACAACAATTATTTTATCGTTGCCATCAAAATTAAAACGTTCAAAAGAATACTTGCCTGCGTTAGTTCTTCCTGTATCTCTTTCAGTCCAATTTTCTGAAACTACAGTTCTAGATGCGTCAGTGGTAGCAGTATGAGCTGCAGCGCTTGTACTGTTTGCAGCTCTTGTCACACCTGTAAATGTAGTTGATGTGACACCAGTGTAAGTAAACTGCTCACTATTTATTTGCAACGTGCCACTTGAGCTAAAACCTGATGTGCTTTTTACTGTTATAGTTCCTGAACCTGTCATTGCAGTATCTGCAGCTATTGAATTAGTAGATCCCTTTGCTAGATGTGTAGAAGCACAACTAAATATTTTCTCTCCTCGTGCTGCAAGAGTTTTGTTAGCAAACGTAGCAATCATAAGTATTGATTCAGCAGATGAACTAGTGTGTGGAACAATCTGTCTTACGTGTCTTTGATAGCCATTTATTCTACGGTAGCCACCTTCTATGTCAGGTTCAAAGTTTTCAAGTTGTAAAGCTTGACCGGGTTTCATTATAAATGTAGATCTGTTGGCTACTAAGCCACCTTCACATATAAATGGAAACGCACCTGTCGGACTTAACTCTGGCATTAAACGGCTCTCATATATAATTGTTTGTTAATTAATTCAACACGCATACGCTTAATTGATTTTTCAAATTGCATTTGGGCAAGCTGTGCGTTTTGTACATCACCACGTAAAACAAAAGCATAATATTTAGCTTTTTCAACAATGACAGTTTCAAATCTTTCAGGTATGATAGATGTGTCCGTTGAACTGCTTAATGCCGTATGTGTGGCGTAATAAAAATACTTTACTGTGTATGTTGATACATCAGGAACAGGAGACAAACCTATACTTTGATCTGGGTTCTCATACACAAACACTGGTATTGCTCTTGAATCACCTGTTGGATCTGTGTCTCTTTCATGGTAGTTATCAAGATATTCACTAAATGTTAAGTAATCTAACTTTTGTTCTGTTTTATCTGCGGCTTCAAGAAATGTAAAACTATCATAATCTACAGTTTTTGTATTGGTTGTGCTTAGATCTGACCTGCTGTATAATCTTTTTCCTGCAGTCGTAGTGAATGTTTTTGATGTAATTGTAAAGGGCCATTCGGTGTCCGAGTTTATTATGTCATCTATTGCACGATTTACGTAATCTTTTACTGCAGTTTGTATGCCACGAGATGAACTAAAATTACTACTTGTTAGCTCTACCTCGTTTAGATCTCTTAGTACGTTGTTGATTAATACTAGATAACTGCTCGCCATGTTTTAGCTTCTCTTGGACTTTTTTAGTTTCTAAGTAGTCTTTTCTTTTTTTAGCTTTACGAGTTGGACTATTTAGTTTTTTGTTGATGTCTGCTACTTGCTCTAGAGT